TGGGGAGAGCGCCGTTACCAGAACGCAGACGGATCACTCACTGCTCTGGGACGAGTGCATTACGGCATTGGAGAAGCTAGAGAAAAATTAAAGAAGCCTTTCGCTAGAATCGTTATTTCTAAAGCTACTCGAAAAGCGAAAACAGTTGCCGATAATGTAGCAGATAAAGTTGAAGAGTTCAACGAACATAAGAAACAGAAGATTATCAGATCTTCAAACACTTCTGATATTTTAAAGTATCAGGATAAGTTGACGACGCAGGAGCTTACTGAAGCACTTACAAGAGTTAGAAATGTAAATGCTCTTAACGATTTGAAAGCTCAAGAGCTTAAACGTGATGCGGAGGCCAGAGCTAAAAATTCTGTCTTCGCAAAGATCGGAAAAGTTATAGACGTTGGCGTGAACGCTGTAAATGCAATCGATAAAGCAAAAGGAGCTGTCGAAAAAGTTATTAAGTGGTTTAATGACGAGGACAAAGACGTTGCAAAATTAACTCCGGATGAAGTTCTTAAGCGAATTAAGGAAAATAAGTTCTCGTCTAAGCAGCTAAATGATCTGCAAAATGCTACTAACAATCGAAATAATATTATTTTAAATTTGAAGAAGGCTAAGGCTCTGCAGAATCCCAATAGTAGCGAGAACAGAGACTTTGGAAAGATGACAATTGACGAAATTATCAGCGGTGTAAAAAATCGTGACTTTACTGCAGAAGATTATTCTAAGCTATCGAAATTTATGAGCAGCAAAAAAGTAGTTGACACTAATATCGATGCATATGAAAAGAGCGAAGAAGCTAAAAGAAAGCAAGCCGAAGCCAGAGTTGACAACATAATCAAAGATCTTGACGATGGCGGAGCATGGATACTTTAAAGAGGTGAATTCAAAATAGATGCTATCTAACACAGCGGTTCCTATTTATTACGGACAATTCAGGGATGCCGTAATTCGAGGTGAAATTCCAGTCTGCAAGACCATCTCTATGGAGATGAACCGTATCGACAATCTGATACGAAATCCAGGAGTTTTCTACGACGATGAGGCTATAAATGGATACATCAAATTTTGTGAGAATGAGCTTACCCTGACTGACGGCTCGCCTCTTCATCTTTTAGATTCTTTTAAACTTTGGGCAGAGCAGATATTTAGCTGGTACTACTTCATTGAGAGATCAGTTCCTGTTCCGAATAAGAATGGTTACGGGATTCACTATGAGACACGTCGAATTAAGAAACGGCTTATAAATAAACAGTATTTAATCGTGGGTCGAGGAGCGTCAAAGACTATGTATGCTTCTACGATCCACAATTTTTTCTTAAATGTAGACACCACAACCACTCATCAATGCGCCACATCCCCTACGATGAAACAGTCAGAGGAGACACTTGCACCAATTAAGACCTCTATTGTTAGAGCGAGAGGACCTTACTTCAAGTTTTTGACAGAAGGTTCGCTTCAAAATACAACCGGAAGTAAAGCAAAACGAGTCAAGCTCGCATCCACAAAGAAGGGCATTGAAAACTTCTTTACTGGTTCACTGCTTGAAGTTCTTCCGATGGCGGTTGATAAGTTACAGTCATATCGATTCAAGGTTGCTTCAATCGACGAATGGCTTTCCTGTGACATTAAAGAAAATGTTATCAATGCTGTAGAGGAATCCTCATCCAAGGAGCAGAGCGGAACCGGCGACGATGACTATCTGATCATAGCCATGAGTTCGGAAGGAACTGTCCGAAACAGCGTTGGAGACTCGATCAAGATGGAGCTTATGTCCATTCTTCGAGGTGAGTACAACGATCCTCACACTTCGATCTGGTATTACAGACTTGATGACATTAACGAAGTTAGAGATCCGTCAAAATGGATTAAGGCAAATCCTAACATCGGTAAGACAGTTAGTTATGAGACTTACCAAAGGGCTGTCGAGAAAGCTGAAGCTAATCCTTCTATCAGGAACGAAGTGTTGGCAAAGAGATTCGGCATTCCAATGGAGGGCTATACATACTTCTTCACATATGAGGAGACTCTTCCGCATCATTTCAGAGATTACTGGTCTATGCCTTGTGCCCTCGGAGCTGACCTTTCTATGGGCGATGACTTCTGCG